GATGATGTACCATTTGCTCCTGCTTATTCACCTCCTATCGCAAAAGAATCTGACCAAACTCATCGTGCTATGACATGGCAATTTGATAAACGTCAGCAGATTGTAGGAACACAAGAGCTTCCTAAATCTGGACGAAAGAAGTAAAACGGATTTTTGAATTCTAAGAATATTGGGTACTGAAAGTTCGCAATAAACGGACAAAATGAGTGTAACATATATTGTTATGTTGAAGTGGGCGGGACTAGGGGGTATCCATATAGAGACTCTCGATCTAACTAATGACCTAGAGACGGCAGTGATGTCGTACAACTGTGGTTATTGGAACGAATCTATAAACCGTAGTAAAGATTGCGGTATCGTTCTCATAAAGATCACGAAGAGCGATGACGGTAAGATCCAGGAAGAAGTTCTTCTAAACGGCAAGTGCATCGTCCATGACGATGAAGAGTAAACAAGTCACGAAAGCGTGATTGTTTTTCGATTGGAAATACAAATGGTTGAATTAGCACTTCTAGCAGGTCTTGGTGCAGTAGGTTATCTACTTGCAAAAGATCAACATAAGGAAACTGAAACATTCATTGATAAAGTTGCTAGACCCACCCAAGAACATCAAGATGACGTGGTTCATACTCAGGAGCAAATGAGTCACAATAATCAGGTGCCATTCTTTGGTGCTCGTGTTACGCAGAGCATGTATTCTGGTGCTACTGATTCTGTTCTAGATCATCATACTGGTGCTGGTAAGGAGTATTTCCAGAAACGTGAAGTTAAGTCATTTTTTGATTCTAAGCCTGGTACAGGTAATCCATTTGGTGCTGCTGTAGAGACTGAGTTTCTGCAGTCCCGTATGGTATCAGGTCAGAATATGAAGAATGTATTCCCTATTGAACAGGTACAAGTTGGTCATGGTGCTAATGATGGTTATACTAATATTCCTAAAGGTGGTTTCCAGCAGGATCAGCTCCGTGAATTTGAGCTTCCCAAAACTACTGATGAGCTACGTGTAGTAACAAAACCTAAACTATCATATGAACCTCCTATGATTCAAGGTGCTAATGCTATTACCATGCCTGGTATCCAAGCAGATGTAAAGAAGAACAAACCAGATCGTTTTGCTGTTCTAGGAATGGATCGCGTGAATACCGCTGTTGGTGCTCAAACTGCTCCTAAGATCTACGCTGAGCAGCCCATGAAGTCTCAAGCACGTGAAACTACTGAGGGTGAGTATTTTGGTTCTATCGGTGGTGCTATTGCCATTCTAGCTCCTTATGTGAGAGCCTTCACTGAACCTTATCAGGAGTTCATGAAGCTAACCGCAGAAGGCCGTCCTAATCCTGCTGGTGTTTTGGGTACTGGCATAGCCATGGGTCCTGAACACATCTCTGCTGTTTCTAACCGTAATGAGCAGGCAATTTTGGACGCTGCTCGTATGAATGGTGGTGCTAACGTGATTGCAACAGCTGGCCATGCTGAGCATCTAGGATCTTACCGCTTCAACCAGCCTCTACAGGAAGACGTTCATGTACAGCGCAATCATCCTTCAATCTTGAAAGCATTTAACGAGAATCCTTATGCTCAACCACTTAATGCGTTTTAACTTGTTCTAGATAATGGATGTTATTCGAGAACATTTGATGTATAAAAATACACCTATAACTATTTGTCTAGCAAAGTTAACTCCTCAAGAACAATATGAAGTTGTTCGTATTCTTCTTGGGAACAATCGTAATGTAAAAATTTGTACACATGATATTTCTAACGAGTTTCTACTTCAGGTTCTGAAGGAACTTCCGGTACAGTTTGTTCAGTGCTGGGCTGAGGAATAGGTTCAAACCCCTGTGATCTTATATCATGAAACGTCGATTCTTCCGCTATACTCGCAATTCTATCAGCAGCAGATTTATCTATATTATAGATCTGAACTAGTTGATCAGAAATCTTCATAAATTCACTATGAGTAGGAACTCCTGATGAATTAGTTATCGCAGATACATATCCTTTTACTCGCGATGTTATCTGTTCGGATGTATCCTTATCTAGTTTATAGTCTCTCTCTAGAATCTCAGGTAAATCATCCACTGTAATATTTGAACTTCCACCCACAAACTTCTTACTAGCAAAGACGGATCCAAATCCTGCTATGCTTGTGAGAATGACGGATACTAGATATACTGTGGTTAAAGAGACCATTCGATATTCTTATGATTCAGTAAGATGTTTCATTTGGTTGAAGATACCGTGTCTCAAATTGAAAATAATCTAATTGGTGTTAGAACTATGCGAGATTCAGCTTTTTCATGGTGGTTTAATGTAGGCTTATTGATACTGGTTATTGGATTCTTTGGATACTTTTTGTACGCTAGTTATGGAACTGGAACTCCTCCAGAATTACAAAAAATACAGTTTGAACCGCGTACATGGAATAATGCAGTAAGAAATGTTCCCTCTTTAGATTATGGACAAATACCTAAAATTGAAACTGGAGATGGTATATCGGGCTATGCCAGTAGAACAGGCGCGTCAGCATTTTGAAGAATTGAAATCTGGAGAACCTCCTAAACTTCCTGTGCAGGTACCAGTTGTAAAGGTAAGACGCAAACTAAGAATCCCTGCAGAAGATAAGAAAGATGCCTAGTTCTGCATGTTATACCAACAAACTTCGTGTGAATGCAGAAGCACAGAACACAAAGGTTGAATATCCTGGAAAGGTTGCTCTGAATAATAATCCAATTCTATCTGCTCGTAATTGTTCTCCTAACTTTTCAGTATTGACATACACAGTTTCAAAGTGTAATTTAAAACGCTGTTCAAAACAAGAATGATCTCCATATTTTGGGCATTTGTGGGATTTCTAGCAGGACTCTTAATAACTGCTGTATTTAATCCTGCTCATCGTAATATTCCTGATCTACCAGCAGTAGGAGACACATCATCATATCATACAGGATCCGGATGTGTTAAATTTGTGTATGATGAAGTGGATTGTGATGGAAAGGAAACATCATTGAATGTTTTAGCATCACAAAAGTAAATGAATATAGTTACTCGTGATACACTACCTCTGCTTTCATTTATTGTGGGTCTAGGAGTTGCAGTAATGTTATTTCATAAACCATTCACAGGTAGAAAAACATTATCAATCCCTCTAGCAGATATAGAAGGACAGACTATTTCTCATGATGGAAAATGTTATAAGTATCATGCGGAGGATAGTCAATGTGAAATCCTCCGTTCTAAATAAATGGCAGACGGAGCAACAGATTTAAGTGATCTACTTGGAGGAGGACCGGTTCAGAATCCTCAACTTCCTCAGTCTACAACCTTCTCACCAATTGTGACTGGTGGTGTTGATCCGTTTATTGCTCCCCAATCTACTCGTCCTGTAGCTCCTATGTCTTCGTCACAAAGTCATATGTTTAGCACAGCTAGATATGCAATTAAAAATTTGATGACTTATATTGCGTTCTTTATTGGAGCAATGGTCATCTCTCTGAGTACTCCTCGTGCTCTAATTCTACAGTATATTCCCAACACTTACACTTCTGGAGGTGTACCGTCTTATACTGGCGCTGCCATTCTTGCTGGTGTTGCTACTGCAATTTCTTATGTAGTTGGAACTCTACTGAGAGCTCTATTCTAAGTCATGCAGAGTAGATAACCTTACGAAGACCATACTCTTTCATGCACTTAGTTAGAAACTTTTGACAGTCACAACATGGTTTAGAGTTCAAAACATCTCCTTGCTTGTTAAGTCGAATTACAATTAGAACACACCCACGAAGTTGTGAAATGTCACCTATACGTTTCACAACTGCGCGTTCAGCATGGAGAGTGTGATCCGACCAACCGCATCCTCGAGACCGACTACCAATCTTATTACGAGATGAAGCGATTAGCCGGTTCCGTCGATAAACCTCCGCATAGTGAAACTGCGTATTGTGAACGTCCTTATAGCACATCATTTCTGCCATTCTTTAGTATGTTCAATTCTAACCAAAAACGTATTCGTTTTTCATAATATGGAGAAAGGCATGGACTGGGACAAATATTCAAGAAACTCTAGAGGTTGGTCAGTTGATCCAATTGCTATAGTCCATCCTCGTATTTATCTAGGATCTGCTAATACAGTTGATATATTTACGTTCAATAATCTAAACATTACTCATGTAATAAACTGCGCGCAAAAAGAATTCAGTTCTAGATGGTTTGAAGAAGAATATCCAAATAACTATAAATGCATAGGCGCAGAAGATTCTCTAGAATTTGATATTACAAGCGTGTATCCTTTATTTGAAGCAATTATGAATAAATTCCTTGCTGATCGTGAGTGTAAAAGTATATATGTTCATTGCCAAGCAGGAATTAATAGAAGCGCATTTCTAGTTCTTATGTATGTCTGTATTAAGTTTCAATATAAGATGGATTATGCAGTAAAGAATATCCTTCTACAAAGACCATGTTGTTTTAGAAATCCATCATTTCGCAAACAGGTAACTGAGTATATCAAAAAACTTGAGTAAAAGTAATGGCAGATTTAGGATCCAACCCAATGTGGGGAAAGATGTCTAAAAATCAAGATACTAAAAATGATATATTAGGTCCGGATTATAGTTATGCAGATAACATCAATGGTCCTTCATCCATGGGAGTTGGGTCTAATGGATCTTTCAGTCAGTTAGGCACTAACGCTGATGCTATTACTTATTATGTAAAAGCTTTGATCACAGGAGATCCTCCACTAGGAAACCAGTTTTTTGTTAACACTGGTGGTACATGTACTGCGCCAGACGGTCAAACAAGATCAAGATACAACTACATCAATAATATGTCATCTGGAGCAGCTGCGGTTCCTGCTGCTATGTCGGAAATAGGATCCGACTTCAATGGACTGATTCCAGGTGTTGTAGATGACATAGAAGGTCTAGATCCATTGTATCTATTCTCTGCTATGGCTGCTGATTCTACTCCTGCTTGTCTATGCTATAAATGTGATGTAACTTCTGGATCACCATATCAATGGTTAACATCTTCGCTATCTCCAGATTTTTCTAGTGATCACTGTACTCAAGTAGATTCGTCTTATTGTCCAGCAAGTGGGGGATCTAGTACAGAATCTTTTACAAATCAATACATTCCTGCTATTCCAACTATAGTTGCTGGACTTGGAATTCTGTTATTAGTATTTACTGCTAAATGATTGAAATTTCTTAATGGATAACGTTTTCAGAATTAAGAGATCGAAAGATTCTGGTGTAAAAACTAAAGTTTCTGAAAATGTTTCTGGAACTTTAGATTCAATTCATCAGAACATTATTACGACTATAAAAGATACCACATTTAATCTAGAAGATCTGAAAAAGCGCAAGATAGCAATAGAAGAAGAGTTGGAAACAATTGTAGATGTACATAACGTAACCAAACTTCAGGAAGAACTTCGTACAATTAATAGACGTCTAGCTCAAGAAGATCCTCTGAAAGATTATTACATCAAGAATGCAGACCTTATGTTGAAATACTATGGAAACGCAGATAAGCTTCAATCTGTTACTACAACTCCTGCTGATCAAAACACTTTTGTTAAGTACCTGAATGTACAGACTGTATCTAGTGCTCCAAGTGTTTCTAAAAAGGATTTGTATGATGAATTCACTACTCGTATGAAACTAAATACAACTATAGAAGTTGTAGAGAAATCTGTAGATCATTGTACTATATGTAACGTAGCAAGAGATGAACTTCCAGATGAAGGAATTCTCGTATGTCCTAAATGTGGATCAGAAGAATATATGATGGTTGTTTCCGATTTTCCATCATTTCGTGATCCTCCTAAAGAGAGAAATAATTATGCTTATAAAAAGATTAATCACTTGAATGAGATTCTAAACCAGTTTCAAGCAAAAGAGAGTACCATTATTCCAGAAGAAGTAATGAATGAGGTAATTTGTGAACTTAAAAAGAGACGTATTCAGAATATTGCTGAACTAACTGAAACTGGTATGCGAGAGATTTTAAAGAAGCTAAACAGATCTAAGTACTACGAACATGCCACCCATATCTTATCAAGACTTAATGGAAACCCCCCACCAACCATCACACCCGAAATCGAAGAAAAAATTCGAACTATGTTTCAGGAAATACAAGCACCTTTCCTCTTGCATTGTCCTGACGATCGTACTAATTTTCTATCTTATTCATATATTCTTTACAAGTTCTTCGAGCTTCTAGAGCTAGATGAATATAAAGCATATTTTCCTCTGTTAAAAAGTCGTGATCGACTTATTTCACATGATCAAATTTGGTTTAAAATATGTTCCTATTTACGTTGGGAATTTATTGCGTCCGTGTAGATAGCCAGCTGATCTTGATAGAATCAGCTATGATCTCATCAAACATACTCCTTGAGATAACTCGTTCGACATTGCAGTCGGGGAATACTTTCTTCAGACGAGATACAATCTCGTCACCCAATTGGTTAGATAGCTCCTCAGAGATCTCACATGCTTGCACATTAAACTGACGAGCAATTACAGCTCGCACATTTTTCCAAATACACTTGTCACTTCCAGTGGAAGCCACCTCGATGACTTCCTTCTTTACAGACTCTACACATTTCATGATCGTTAGCTCAGCATTCTCTTGCCGAATTCGCTCGGGAAGATCTAGAAGATCCTGCCGAGTGACAATAGGCGCACTGATTAGCTGAGCAATATGATCCATTCTGAATCGTTTGATATCAAACATTCTAATACTTCATAAATTCGTTTTCGAAAACGGATTACTGTTTATCAACTTCTGGATATATCAACGATCAAAATGCTAACTTCAATTCTACGAGCTGACAATGCACCTAACCAGACCTTTGCGTCTAACTTTGCTAAGATTCTATCAAAGATTGACTATGGTAAACTAGCACGAGTAATGAAGAAGGTTGACGAGGAAACTTCAAAGACGCATGTAGTAGTTCTAATGGAGTACGTTAATAGTACATGTGATGCAACTATCGCAGAGATTGAGCGTATTCCTGAAACCACTATACCAATCGAGACATTTCTAAATGATCTACATACCAAGTGTGTGCTTCAAAATCTATTTGTGAGCGCACCTCATATGTCTATCTATACTCGTCGAAAGATTGATCATAGTAAAGTTGGAACTCCAGAAACTACTACCAAATATAAACAGCTAGTTCTGAGGATTCCACCAAGTGCACCATCTCCTGTGCTTCACGCAGAGGTGACTGATACATATGCCGAACTAAATATTGCACACATCGAGCTATAAAAATTCTCAATCAATTACATGAACAAAGTTTTCTTCGGAACTTTCATATGTCATGCAAAAAACGAGCTTGCTCCTATAAACAGCTTGCTAACTAGAGCAAGCAATAAATTTTTGACTGAAAGGTCGATTGACGAAGCCATTGTTCATTTACAAAGGTCTGCTGATCATCTCATAAAAGCTAAGAAATTATATAGCGAATCTAAGGTTTATGATCACATACCTCACAACTTTCAACCAAACAGTACCAACATTCGTATCCATATATTTTAGAAATTTCTCTGATAGTTGATGATGCTATTCTATGACGCTTACGTTCATGCTTAAGAAATTTATACATAATAGCTCCAATATCAACTTTAATAAATTGAGTTTGAAGAATTGCATTGATCTCTTTTACTGCATCGAAGATGAACATGTCTTTCACATTTTTATCTTCAAGCATAATCTTTACATCGAGCATAACATGTTCATCGCTTGCGTCCTTCACGTACTTAAGAAGACGTTTAAGATTCATTCTAAATTTTAGAAGTTAATAATCTAACAGTTAAAAAATCCGTTTTAGCACCCACCACACATATGTCTAAATATTCTATCATCGTATCTCATTCTACAAAATACACTACAGTATTCTAGATTTACTGATTCATAAAATAGAATAGTCCTATGACACTCGTGACACCTAACATGTGAACATACACTATACTTAATTCGCTTTACAGTTTTCAAAATATCTCGATGAATTCTAGACTTCAAGTATGGGATCTTCCAGTTCTCCATGATTATTAGATCTTTCACATGAATACTTTAAGACATTTACCACAATAGCCAATAATCCAAGTAGGACAACTGAAATTCCAACATAGGAAAGAGTATCATCTGTAATATCCATACTGCTAATTAACACATCCCGTAAAGATCAGTTTTCAACTTACACTGCTGATATATAGTCTTCTGGATTATAAGGCTGTGGTTCTTTCGATTTTTTACATCGTTTATAAGTCTTAATAGATACCAATACTACCAGACAAGTGTAAGACACGGCAACAGCTGTCCACATAATGATTTTATCTGTATCCATTTCAAAATGTTATTCAACACATGGCATATAGATATCCGTTTTTAGTTTACAATCTCCCGACTTACACTTTGTATATCCAGGAGGACATGGTTGATCAACACGAGTATCTGGGTTATCAAATCCCTCAATATAAGTTTTATATAGGTACCAATTTATAATCGAAACTACAACACCTACAACCAATGCTCTTGTTCTAAATGAATAAGAATGCGGTAACATATTTATAACAGGAAAAGCAAGGCCAAATAACACAGCTTTCATAAGAAGGTTATCCCACTTCATTTATCTTAACTGTATAACTATTTTGCGGTTCCAAGATATGTTGCATGACCAACAGGAACACAATCTGGGACACCGGTAGGACTCATTCCCGGCATGTATCCATTAGGACATGAAGCACCATAATTAGCAAAGAACTCTATGCGACCAGTCCAATAATAACTCATTATTAGAGATGCTAAAACTGCAAATAGAACCGCATGGGTTGCTAGAACTACCATAGGTGATCCACCAGGAGGAAGCTTAACTAGAACTCCAGGTACAAGTGCAGCAAATAGGAGAGTTGATATTAGTAGACTTCCGATGTCCATTTATTAAAGAAAACGGATTTAATATTGTTAGATCAGAGACATCCTAAAGA